TCTCTTCCATAATGCGAGTATGAACCTGACGCATCGCTCCCTGCTGCGCCGGGTCCATCTCCTTAACTTTTTCACGGCACTCGTCATCCACGCATTCAGCGTGACCCGCATGCGCCAGCATATACGCCTGGGGATGCTCAATCTCAGTGCCTGCCGGGATAAACCGCGTGCCGTCTTCGATGACGCATATGTCATCAGCAGCAGTAGGCCCAGCCTCCATTATAAAAAGTAGGCGACACTTCATCTCACTCCCCCTCATTTATTAGGTAGGCAATCCTGGGTCACCAGTGATCTTTAGTGTGCTGCTGAATTTAAGACCATCAGTCATAGCTGCTGTAGTTTCCCAACTCACCCCTGCACTTCCAAAAGCCATTGCTGTTGTGCCAGAATCCGCAAAAATAATTTTCCAGTTCTGAGCTGCAGGAGTGGAGACCAGGTCCGAGATTGCTTGGTGGCCTGCTAATGCAGGGTCATAGAAACCCGACAGAGATACCTCCCCACCCTCAGAATATCCAGTCTGGGAATAGGTTTTAAAAGTTCCTGAATCCAGAGTTGTTGTTTCATAAGTCTCGGATTCTCCGCCAGAGTAGCCCACATCTGTTAACTGGGCAACTGCGGTATAAGTAGAAGAAATCTCCTGCTGCAGGACGGTCCCTTTGCTAGCTACTAATGCCATTGCTTTTTCTCCTTATGTTCCCATTACAGGGAGGTTAAATTAACAAGCTTGCAGAAGATCCTGCTACACCCGTCCCACGCGACCCGTGACGATTTTCCTCACAATGCGTTTTTTCATTAATTTGAAGAACTTTTTTTTCATTACTCTTTTTGCAACCTTAGCCGCCGTACCACGGCTCTTCATGTACGCCTTCTGGACCGGCCGGGGCTTTGTGTTCCTGCCCCACATCTTCCCCCTGGATGCGCCAGTCTTTGTGTATCTTTGACCAGTGCCAATGAACCACCAATGAGCGTTTCGTGTCGAGATGCCTTTTCCTGATGTTTGCCCCCCACCACGCACCTGCTTGTCCTGCGGCTTTCCGGCCTTACCACCGACCTTCGCCCAAACTACATCAGGGTCTGAAGATCTCTTAAACGCTGCACCAGTGGTAGCACGCACGCTTGTTAGATTGTTACCAGGCTTGGTAACTCCTGTTCTAATATTATTCCTGATCGCCTTTTTCAAAACCTGAATGTATGCCCTCATACCTGCCTTCACTGCAGGTCGGGCTACTGCCTTGCTGATTATATTGAGGTTTTTTATTGTCTGATTAACACCCTCAATATCGACCTTGATGTTCCAGTATCCCTTTCCCCTAGCCACGTAGCTCGTCTCCTGCCAGGTCAAAACCAGTCGGCTGGCTGACTTCATAGGCGGAAGCTCCATCCTTTCGACTGCGAATCTGATACGTAGTCCTGCTTGTATCAGCCCAGTCCCATTCCGTTTCACCCACGTCCATCGCTTCAACAGACCAGGTGTATGTTGTTCCGTCAATCACCCTGACAATGATGTCGCCACTGGCTGGAACAAGGCCAGCAAGATCTGAAACCTTGATCAGCCAGTCAGCAACTTCGACAACCTGTTCAGTGTCACCGATATCGATATTAGATTTACCAGTACCAGCCTGAACAGCATTGCTAATTGTCAGCGTCGTCGCACCCTGAGTATACGTGACAGACGACCCGGCTACAGTCCGGATCGCTGTCATGCTTGCCTGTAAAGCTTTCTCAAAGTGTGATGACATTTAAAACCTATTAAGCCTCAACGGCCTCGGTCTGCACGATTGCGTCAGTCGTTATAATTGGAACCCCAAATGCTTCCGTTGGAAATGGACTGGGGGCACCCGTTATATTTGTCGCAGTTCGTGACTGCTGCAAGTCCTTCAAACTAGTCCTGTTGCAGATCATTATGTCCGGTCCCATGCCACTTGGAAACTCGCTCAACAGTGAACTGATGAGGTCGTCCGTTAGTGGTTTAGAGTCCGTCGCATTGTTGATATTGCAAATACGACCTGCTGAGTACTTTCCGCCCATTTGCAGGCCAATCAGCATGCTGGCAGGCGTGTAGTAAACAGGATAATTGGCATCATTTGCTTCAGTGACTATTGTGTCACCAAGGGTAATGCCACGAGAAAATGGAGTCACCATTTTCACATCATTAAAACCGGTTCTGAACGCCCACAATGACGACATCTTACTGGATGTTGATCCAGCAGCGGTGACAACCATGTCATCAGCCAGAGCATCATAGTTCGTGTTTGTCAGGAAACCTGCAAACCCGGCTGAATCCCCTGGTGACGTGGTTGAATAAATAATCTGCTGCTCGACCTTGAATAGTGCTGCGGCGAGATGCCGAACACCCTCACGGGCGATCAGATCTTCCGGCCCCTGCCGCCATGCATTAGCAACAGCGAAATCGACCCGCCAGCTAAAATCAAGAATCGTGCAGGCCGCACTGACTACTGTGTCAACCGAATGGTCATAATCCCGACCCGCGTTTGCAGCACGGAACCCAACCACCGGAGCCCCAGTATACGTGTTGTATTGGTGGGTTTCAGACCCATCGCTGGTATCAGAAATTGGCAACCGAGAAACCAGCGGAGATCCGTTAAGAACCTCACTTGTTTCTGTTTTTGATACATCAAGTGCGTCTGAGACGAAATCGGCTACTGTGAAAAGATCATTAGCCACGGGACAACCTCCTTTTGAAATTTATAGCCTGTAAATTACAGACTAGTTGTAGGATCGCCCCTGAATTCGGATGCGATTATTTAATGACTTTTCTTTTTCAGGTGCGTTGTCACCATCAGCGAAGTCAACGTCGCTGTCTTCTCCTTGGTTAATCGAGGAAATGACTTCCTCAAGTTCTCCAATTTTCGCATTCAGCAATTTCACTTCATCTTGAATTTTCATCAGGTGCAGTTCCATTGCTGTTTCATACTCGATCTGATCTGTAAACCATTTGGTGCCATCTTCAGCACCAAACTTATCTACAAACCGATCAAGCTCAGCGGTGAAGTCTTCCCGCGTCGGCGGAGTCTCAACCACTGCTTCGTCCTTACTAACGTCAGCCACGGGATCACCGTCTTTCGTTATCGACAATTGATGACGCTTTAAAAATCGTTGAACAAAGACCGACAATCGGTCAGGGTCAACGCCAAAACATGACACGCCAGGCCTAGCGTCTGAAAGACCTAGCGCGTATTCCATTAGTTTTTCGCCCTGTTTCGCAGCTTCCTGTCCACGCTGGAACATGCCTTCAGGATTCGCGGCAGGTGAATCAACAACATCAGCAGCCCGTAATTCACTTAACCGAGCATGCTTGAAGTTGTTTTTATTGTCCTCGTCTGGCGATACGTAGCGGTTCCCTGACGTGTTCTCGATAACATGATCTTCCTCTTCGATTGGATCATGCTCGAACACAATACTCAGCCCGAAATCATCCGGCGTTTCTTCGGCTAATGTCATCACGTAATCAGCCAGATCTCCGTCAGGTGTCTTATGAGCTGCCTGCTGAAAGTGCAGATCTGCAAAGACCTGGTCACCCTCAGTCCGAGCGTTCCGAATCCGACCAAGCTTCTGACCCACCCCATCCGAGGATAACCCTGGGTGAGTAAACCGAGCTTTTACTCCACCTGTAGAACTGCTCAGAGTGGCTGTGTTAATGCTTTGAGTTACATCCGCCAGAAAGTCCTGATCGATCCATAAATCATGGCCTAACGCTTCGCCTCTGGTGATGATTGATACATCGCTAATCACCCCAGCTTCATAGATGCCGGAATCCCGTGAAACGTGAGGATCTCCGTATGATGCTGACGCCCGAAAAAAGCTAGGGCTTGTATCAATTCCCATCTTCCTGCTCCTTTTTATTTTCTTCCTGTTCGCCGTCGTCTGATTCATCTTCATCTTCAGGCTCATTTGAGCCACTCGGCGCGACAGGTTGAATGCCAAATGAAACGCTTACTCCCTGCTCTTTTGCGAACTGCTCCGCCTTAGCAATCTGCAGGATATTATCCTCGTATTCACCTCGACCGCGTTCCTTGCACACTCGGTAAGGATTATCCAGCCCTGAACCTATGGCCTGAATATCGGCAGAAATTTCCTTCGCCGGATCCCACCAGGGCATGCCACGATTGACCCACTCAAACGGCATGTCATTAATCGTCATCCCGCGTGGGAGCCGAATAAGACCAGCCTGAATCCATAACTGAATTTGCCATACAGTTACGCGCCGCAGAAACTCCTGAACATCCGCCCGCTTTGAATTGCATGACCGGTCATACAATAACCAGGCAGCTCTACTTCCGAAGAAATTAGTATGCGCCTCATCGTACATATTATACGGAATATCCAGAGATTTTAATGCTATACCTATTACTAGATTCACGAAGGATTGAGTGTCCGCGCCTGGTGAATTCGTCGCGAGGAATTTAGCATCCTCACCTGGTTCCATTTCCAGTTTTATTGGACCGCGCCCCAGGTCTACGTCATACCCACTACCTGTGTTTGTTTGTACTCCCATGCCGTCCTCGGCGGATGATGTAATAACCATCGCAAACAAAGACTGCGCCTTCATTAAGGCTAACTGGAAATCCATGCCTTCGTAACAGTCGCGGAACGTATTAAATGCAGACGCTAGCGGGCTGATTCCACGAACCTGGTCAAACCGGTCAAAAAATCCATGCTGAATTACATTTCTTGACCTGACCTCTTTGATGTACTCGTATTGTCCAGATTCCGATCGACGATGGATTCCGTAACCAATTGCCCTGCCGGCACTGTTAACGTGGATCCCGTTAAACCATCTCTCACCATGAGGCATGTGACGATCAGGATCCTGAACTAAGTCGCCTTCAATCGCCTGCAGTGTGCCATTGGAGCGCTTTATCGCGAAAACGTCTCCATCGATAACCCGCCTGGATTCGAACAACCGGAGCATTCGATTGAATGGATGTCGGCTGGCGATATCGCAATTATGCGGTCGCATCCATTCTTCCATCAGGTACTCAACATCCTGATTCAGAACGTCGTCTTCTGTTCGCATCTGAAAGTTAAAGGACGTGCAGTAGTCTAAGTGTTTCCTGATGCACCAACTGACCAGGCTGTAATTTCGAGCAAGGTCGCGACCAGTCCCGACTAATTGTTTTCGGTCACGGGCTTTTAGATGCTCGTCCTCATGCTTTAGCACCGCACTCGCAGCCTTACGCTTGCCAGTGGAAGTGATTGCGTCATAACCAGACGAAAACCATGACTTTAATCTGTTGTTAAAAACAGTCAGCATTAAACGCCTCCTGTCATTGTTATGCTGGAGGCGCGGGGCTTCCGCTCATCTGTTTTTGACAAGACGGAAATCTGCCGGTTTATATCGTTAAGCACAGACCGCATGTTCGGCATACTGGCAAATGTGGTCGCTTGACCGCCAACCGAAGCCTGGAACACACCGGAGCGAATAGCTCGACGGATGTTATCACGATCAGTTTTTAACTGAGAGAGTTCTGCTGTCATGCAGCAGATGCTCTATGACCTTGCCTTCATATTCAACTAGGTTTTATCGGGCGTGCGATATCCAGGCTTCAGATATTCAATAAACCTATATCGTTCACCGCATTCCTTGCAATTAGCATAGCTCCATTGGACCTGAGTGTATTCATTGCCGTCCCGCGTCTTTCCTGTGATCTCACGCCGGATCGTGGACGCTTTCGCTGTCCTGTCAGTACAGGCGCATTTCGGACATGCAGCTGGCAATGCCTGGACGCATTTCAATGATTCTTTCCGCTTCTTTTTCGTCATCACTAGGTTTTCTCATCCTGTAAATCTAAGCCAGGCAGGCACATAGATTATCACAGATACTGGACTTTTTTCTTTCGGACTACAGGAGCAGCAACAACCTCCTGCGAGGACAGGCTGCATCCCAGCAGGCTAGCAGCCGCATAACATCCCACGAGGCAGTCCAGGAAATGGTTGTCCTGTTGCCTCGGATTCGACCACTCAATCACGCGGTTCCCGGTAGACAGATCCTCGATCTCTTTTGCTGTCTCTGCTGTTAATTGATCAGCCAGCATCTGATGGTGACGAGGGTTCTGGTGATACAGCGTCAGACATCCCGAATCACCTGTCGGAACTTCAAACCGCCGCATCACAAAAGTCTTCCAATGATTCACATCGACATGAATCGAACGAGTCTGGTCACGATTCCGCACCAGTTTCCAGTATTTTCCATATCGCTCATTACGACCAGGTTTCCCGTGACATAGCGCTTTGTTACTCGCCCGGATACCACGACCCTTCGCCGGCATCAATATTGATTTATGCAAATCACGCCGACAAAACGACCGGACGAAATCTGTGTGTTCGCCATCACCTTCGTC